GACATCTGGCTGGTGGGCGACTACTCCGACAAGAACGGCGATAAAAATGGCGGCTTCATCGCCATCCACCTGATGAATGCACTGTCCACCGGCGGCTTCCAGCTGCAGACCAGCGACAAGGCAAAGGGCCAGTTTGCGTTTGAGTATACCGCCCACTACTCCATGGCGGCACAGGACACGGTCCCCTTTGAGATCTACATCAAGGCCGGTACGGCGGAGGGCTGATATGAAACTTTCCGACATTCATGGCGAGCGGGTGTTTGATGTTATCGCAGACATCATTGACCCCATTGCCAACATCGCAGAGGACGAGAAGGCTTCCGCCATGTTTCGGCGTGAAAAGCCGCCGGAGGGCATGACGGTGAAGCAGTTTGCGACGCAGAGGGCGCGGAAAGCGCTCCCTGCGCTGCTCAAGGATCACAAGGGCGACATCATCGCAATTCTTGCCTCTATTGAGGGCGTGAGCGCGGAGCGCTACAAGGGAGCGCTGAATCTCGTCAAACTGATGCGCGACGCGGCGGAGCTTTTGACCGATGATGCGTTTACCGCGCTTTTTCTCTCGGCGCAGAGCGGGAAATCCTCTGGCTCTGCGCAGGAGAATACCGAGGGCAAAGGAGAATAAAGCCGTTCCTGCGATACTGCACAGCGCGGCTCAATGAAAAAGCAAGAAACGACGCATACCGCATCTATGTGACGGACGCGCTGCGCATTGTGGCAGAAAACACGGCGCGATACGCGGGCGGAAACTACATCAAGGCGCGATACGCGGACATTATTGAGCCGAAGAAGCAGGACAACAGAACGTGCGAAGAGATTACCGCCGATGTAGTCGCGCGGTGCGGATTGGTGGTGAAGCATGAATCTACTTGATTTATTTGTCAAAATCAGCGTAGACACAAGCGAAGTAGATAAAAACCTTGGGGATACCAAAGAAAAGGCATTGAGCTTTGGCGATGTGCTGAAAGCGAATATTGCGGGGCAAGCCATTGTTGCTGGCGTGAAAGCTGTTGCAGGTGCGGTAAAAAACATTGGAGAAGCAGCAATCCAAAGCTACGGTGAGTATGAGCAGCTGGTCGGCGGCGTGGAAACGCTTTTCAAGTCTTCTGCCGATACCGTGATGCAGTACGCCGCAAACGCATACCAGACGGCAGGCATGAGCGCGAACGAGTACATGACTACCGTGACGGCATTTTCTGCGTCTCTGCTGCAATCGATGGGCGGCGACACGGACGCGGCAGCGGAAAAGGCGAATCTGGCCATTACCGACATGTCGGACAACGCAAATAAGATGGGTTCGAGCATGGAATCTATCCAGAACGCCTATCAGGGCTTCGCCAAGCAGAACTACACCATGCTTGATAACCTGAAGCTGGGCTATGGCGGCACGAAGGAGGAAATGCAGCGTCTTTTGGACGATGCAAATGCCTTAAATGCTGCGCAGGGCAATTACACCAATTACACCATCGACAGCTACGCAGACATCGTTGACGCTATCCATACCGTGCAGACGGAAATGGGCATCACGGGCACAACGCAGCTGGAAGCCAGCACGACGATCCAAGGCTCTATCGCGTCAATGAAAGCGTCGTATGAAAACTTTATCACGGGGCTTGGCGATGAAAACGCCGACATGGCGGAACTCATTACAAACCTTTTGGGCAGCGCCGTGACGGTGGCGGAAAATCTCTTGCCGGTCGTTGAAAGAATCCTTGAAAACATCGGCGTTGTGGTGCAGGAAAAAGGCCCTGAAATGATTGAGAAATTCGTCGGCTATGCCGTCGAAAAACTGCCGAAGGTCATTGAGCTGGGCATGAAGATGGTGTTGGCGATCGTCAGCGGCCTTGCTAATAACTTGCCGCAGATCGTTCGGTCGGTGCTTGACATGCTGGCGACCATTGTAGAGACCTTTGTTTCTTCGCTCCCCGATATCGTAAATGTCGGTAAACAGATCGTGAA